CTAGCCACGCCACTGTACGACCGTAGGTTTCCCCTATCTTGTAGGGTAACAGCCCCACGTCTGCCATCCTACGGATACCTGCAGCGGTCCCCCCGAAGTTCTGTATTGCTGCATTGTGATCCCCCGTTAACTTGAGGGAGTCGAACAGCCCCGACCTCTTCATTTGTTCTATGTCGTTTGCTAACCCCGCTATGGGGACCCCAGCCTTCTCGTGAGCCTTGAAGATACGATTGACTACCGTCTGGTTCCTAGTGAACAGAGTGGCGACTACCGGAAGGGCTTTTAGAGCAGCCTTGGCCCCAAACACGGGGTGTATAGATGCTGCTACCGAGGCTATCTGAGCCTGTACTACCATCTGGGTAGGGTTAAGGATGCCTAGTGCGGCGTGGAAGGTTACCCCCCGCATTGCTGCAACGGGGTCCTTATGGGATAACCACATTACCCCCTTACGCGCAGCATCGGGGATACCCAGGCGGTCATCTATGAAGTTAGCTATCTTCCGTGTAGTGATCTCCCAAGTTCTCTCCGACTCAGTGGGCATACTGAGGATACTTCGTATGTAGTTACGGAGGTACTCTGTGCTCCGTACCAGATTAGGGTCTCCACCGAGGGGCTCGTTAAAGTCCTTCATTATACGACCCTGGTTCCCCGCCTTCGAGTGGATAAGCCCGGTGTTCTTTAGCTCTTCGTTAACGGAGTTGATGAACTTCTTTTGTAGTTGTAACTTAACCTCGTGCATCGGGAAGGTCTTAGAGACGAACTCGGTGTTACGAGATAAGGCATCGAAGGCTCCCTCCCTCTCTACCTTACGGCCATCTAGCAAGAGTTGTTCCTTAGTCCGAGCCCCGTTAAAGAGCTTACCGGAAGTACCTACGGGGATATCCCCTATCTGGAAGGGCTCTACCTCATCGTGGAGAACGTATACTTGATCCTTTACTCCCTGTCTCTTGAGCAAGGCGTTGAAGCTGTCCGTAAATGCTTGGGCTCTCTTTTGAGAGGAAAAGGTCATCCTTACCGTTGCGTCAGGGGAGTCACGGCCTACCCGGGCTATGCCCGAGGTCTTAGAGTCCTTGTGGAGCTTGACTACGTACTCAATGCCCTTGTTTACCTTAGGGACATAACTCACCCTGAAGTCCTTTACGCCTCTCGGAGGCAACTCCCCCACCTTAGCCCTGTCTACCAGGAGGTACTCTTCAAATCTGGACTTCCCAGACCTAACCTCTCTCCACGGCCTAAGGTCTATGAGGACCTTGCCCTCCCCGTAGAGTTTATCCATCTCTCTCTTAAGGATTGTGGGGTCTAGGCTTCTCTTGGCTTCCGGGTCAAAGACTGTAGCTCCCTTAGAGAGGACGTCGTTGAGGAAATTCTGAGCTTTGACTTGAGCTATCGGCTTACCGTAGATCTCTCCCTCGGAAAAGTAATTTATCTTCTTAAGCCCCTGCCCCGCCATCTGGGAAATCAACATCAGATCTTCGATCTGGTAGAGGCCGTCTGCTATCGCTCTCCACCGGAAGTAGGACTCTATTTGATTATCGTTGAATACCATCAGCTTACCGGACTCGGTGTCCGTTATCCCACCTAATAGCTCTGACCTAGTAAACACCTTCTCCTGCTCATCCCCCATAAGTAAGGCGCGGGCAACTTGATGTTGTTGGCGGATGTTAAATCTACCTCCCGTAATCGGGGCAGTAGCCTCCTTCAAGAGCTGCTGAAACTCAACCGAGAGCCGTCCTGTTTGAGCAACACTCAATGCCCCAGCGTTGAGCAGGTCGCCAAAGTGTTCCCCCAAAGAGCCTGCGGGGCTGAATGTGCCCCTCTTACCTACCGCTATGCGGGGTAACTCCCATTGTCCCGTAACGTCGGAGATGGTGGGCTTAAATATGATATGTTCGTTCTTTACTATGTTCCCTAGCTCATCTACCGCTGCTATCCGCCAACCGGGCCTACCATCGGAAGCAACGTAAGGGAAGACCGTCCCAATGTCCCCCGGGGTCTCAGCTAACTCTCTATCTAGAAGGATCTGTGCCTCTTTAAGACCGTTGTTCCAAGCCTTCATAGCGCTCTCTACGTTAACCTCTACCGAGGGGAAGATCCCCGAATTCTCCCCTAGTATCTCTAACGCTGCTTGTCTGGTCTTCTCGTAGCCCTCTATGCTTCTACCCTGGGCAGCTTCCAGCACTTCCTTGTGCATATGATCCACGTAACTGAGGTCAACGTGCTTCATAGAGTAGGGGGTCATATTGACCGCTGCGGTGTGGGAGTCCGTAGCCACCAGCTCAGCAGCTTCTCTATCCAGTGCTGCTGCTAAGTCTAGGGCTGCAGCTTCCCGCTTTGATCCTAGGGTATATAGATTCCTGATCAAGCCCCCAGAACGACCTAGATGGGCTGCTAGGGAACCCCCCAGCCAAGCCCCTGAGACTCCGCTAAGAACGTTTCTGTTGAAGGCGTCCGTAGACCCCTCTGAGTAGAGAAAACTCTCCAGGTACTCTCTAGCGCGTAGCCTGTTCTCTCCGTAGCCAAAGCCAAGGTCTGAGATTTCCCGAGCTTCCTCGAATAGGAACGGGATCTGTCTGATCTGTTCACTTAGGGGAAGCTCCTTGAACTTCTCTATTCCGTCGGGACCAAAGACGGTCCCTGCCGTCTGGAAGTTTCTCATCCCCCAGATGAGAAGCCAAGCCCCAAAGTCGTAAGCCTTTTTCTGTCGGATATAGTCCTCTTCGTTGACTAGCTCCTCTATACCGTCCTGGATCTCACTTTGTAGTACCAGTAAGCCTATGTCGTTTGTGGTGGCGTTAGGGAACGCCCTCCGAGCTAAGAAGATCTTACCCGCTAGGGGAGATCGATCCTCAACGTCTATCTCCTTGAGGAGAACTTCTATATCCTCTTGGGATTGTCGTATCTCTTCTGGGGTGAGGTCTAGTAACAAGCTTTCCCGGAGTTGTTGATTCTCTTCGTGGGCCTCTCGGGCCAGCTCTTGTTGGAAATCTTCCTTACTAAACCTTATCTTCTCTAGGGCCCTGTCGTATTCTAACATTATAGCGTCGGGGCTTGCTTCCGGGTCTTGATCGAGCAAAGTGGCCTTTGCCGCCATGTCTCTGGCCGGAACCTCTTGAGTGAAGTGGTCCGGCGATACCTCCAGGGGCTCATAGTCCTCTGGACCTTCAATATTATAATCCTGGTCCAAAGCAGTGATCTCCCCCGGATGCTTTGGGGGCAACGCCCGCTTGTACATAAGAGCAATGGGAGGAAAGGATTTGAATTTCCGCCCCACTCTCGTGGGTTTGGGGGGCTGGGTCTCCTCCTCTACCGTTGGGACTGCCACCACTTTCCCGATACTGCTGGTCTCTTCCAATAGCGGAGCGGGGGTATCCGCCGTCATGCCGGTCGTATCCTCCTCTACCCGTGGTGGTATATCGGCTGCCTCACTACTAACCACCTCCTCTTCGAAGATCTCCTCCTCCATAGCAAGTCCGGCGCGTGGGCGTCCTGCGGCGCTTAAAGCTACTTTAGGAATGTCTTGTTCCTCTATGCGGTCGTCGGCGAGAAGCCTCTCTGTAATAGAGGCTATGGCGGCCTTGGCTTCCTCGTGACTGACATCCTTGTCCCGCAAGCCCCTCAGCTCTCTTTGAATACCAAGGAGCTCTTCTTCACTTAGCTCGCCCATTAGGTCAGTAAGTTCTCAAAGATTGAATTAAGTTGTCCTTGCCCTCCAGCTTGGAGGGCTAGGTCAGATACCGCTCCGGCTGTTCTGGCTCTGCTCGTAGCGGTAGCTGACCGCTGTTCAGCAGCGAAGATACTTCGCTCTGCTCGCCCTCTGAGGGACTGGAAGCCTATGTTACCTGCCGTGGTAGAAGCAATGCTCCCCACCGCTCCTTGGGCAGCTGACCCGGGGGCTGCTCCTCCTATATTAGCCACCCGGGCAGCTTGTACTCTGGCTTGATTAAGGGCCTTTAGACGGGCTCTCCGGTTAGCCACCTCGGACACTCTTAGTCTAACCCGGTTAGCCTTGCGAGCCTGTGAGGCCGCCTCTTTACTTTGTTGTATCCCGGCAACTGTGCCACCAACGGCGGCTACAGCCATTGCTGTTTGAATAACTCCAAGAGCAGTTACCCCCCCAGTTGCTCCAACCCCGACTGAGGCTGCGCCTGCGAGCCCGCCATAGGTGCTCGCCAAATTCACTGCTATCAGTGGAAGGACCATATTATAACCTCGATCTGCCTGTGAACTCGGCGTCCCAACCGAGCAATCTTAAATCTTTCCCCGAGCTGGATCTTACTCGGTATGCCACTGAGCGCCCGTGACCACGGACCCTCTGCTTAAATGATATAACGTCAAAGCTGTAATCAAATGCTTCTACTCCATCGGGCCAATAGTCTCGTATAAGCCTGTACGCTTCGTACTCGTCACTCCACCTTCCCGCCGTGGCGGTAGAGGTGAAGTCAAACTTAACTCGTACCAGGGCGGAGCTGGGGAAGTCATAGTCTACGTCATCGCCGCTGACTACAAAGTTCTGTTCTGTCCTGTCAAAGTGCAACATAAGCCACTTAATCTGCTTCTCTCTCGCTACGTCCCCCAAGAGCTCAAACCCTGTCTCCAGGGCGCTCTCGAAATCACCTCCCGCGTTGGGGGTTAATTCATGGTGGCCTCCCGCCGTAGTGGCCCAGTCCTTAAAATTAGTATCCCGGAACTCTGCAAAGAAGAAGCGATAATTACTCGTACTAGTTGGGTTCTTCTGTAGGTAAAGGAACTTCAACGCTGCGTTGGTGTTCGTCTCTAGTAGGTTCTCTGTGACCGTAACCGGATCTACATTTACCGTGACTACCTCTCCGTTGTGGAAGACCCCCTCTGTACTAGGGACTATGTTAGTTGATGCCTTCCTTACGATCTCACAGACGAAGGGGGATTCCCAACCAGAAGACCCTGTCAAGGAGGCTACGGTATATTCATAGAAGGCTTGGATCTTAACGTTGAAGATCAAGAACCTATCAAACTTATACTGGGTATCGGTAGTACTCGTTGAAGCTACTGGGCTAGAGTTGTACGCCCAAAAGATCTTCTTTGTGTCCCGGTCATAGAGAGAGCGAACTAGCTTCTTAGACACTGCGTCTATAGCTGAGTACGTTGTCTCAATAGTATTCTCTGTTATATTAGTCGGGACTAAGTTAATAGAGGTGTCCGTCTTAGCTAGGATGTATATCCCGTTATCCGCCCAATACGAGATCCCGTTATCTATCTCTACAATGGAGGATACCGATATAGGCCCGACGTTAGTTATAAAATCTATGGTAAAGGCGGATGGTGTGAAGCCGGAGTCAGCTCCCCCTCGTATACTCCATACCCCGTTGCTGGCAAAGATTAAGAGTTGGTCAGCGAAAGTGACCATCTTAATAATTTGTCCCACATCGGGGATAGGTATCACACCACCGTCGGTGTCTAAGAGGGAGTTAAGGTTCTCTGCGGTCGGGTCTTGTTCCTGGTAGCACTTGCCCGCTTTAGCTATGTTTGTCAAGAGTTGTGAGAAGTAAACGTTACTTCCTATGTCTTCGTTAGGAGTTCCGGCGTACCACGCCCTACCACCAAAGAAGGCTACTGCCCCGGAACGCTCTGCTATCGCAGCCTCCTGGGTCATTCCTATGACCTCAGCGCCTCCTGCTGATGTCCTGTCTCGTAGAAAGGCATTGAGGATAAAGTGCCCTCTGGGGGCTTGGGTAGTCCCCATGTTCTGCTTAAGCATCAGGGAGGGATGAAAAGAAGCCACGTTCTCGGGGTCGTCCGCAGCGGTCATCTTACCTAAGTAGATGATGTCAGCATTGCTGGGGTAAGCGAGAAGCATATTGTAAGGTTCGTCGTAAAAGCCCCCAACCTTACAATACTCTACGGGATCGAAGTTCACCGATCCTTTATGCCCGTCTACCCTTCTCGCACACCTGAACTCTTGGGGCCACCCCTGATTACGGAGATTATAGAGGTGGTTCTTAGATAAAGTCTGGGGACGTTCATCCACCGCTAAAGAAGCTGACTCGTCAATCCCGTCAAAGTCTCTTATTTCAATGTTAATCTGGGTAACTTCGAAGTCGGGGGTCCCTGGACTATCGGGGGTATACTTTATCGCAACCGTTTCTATATCGGGGGAGGCAACAAAGAGAAAGCCTTTGCCGGAAGCAAAGCCCATCTCAAATTTAGTTATGGTGGTCCCAACCTTAAAAGTGCTTAGGTCTAGAGCTGGATCCGTCACTCCATGATAGAAGATTCTACCGGAAGAGGCTGTTACTACTGCTGGGGAAAAGGTTGCTTGGGCGAGATCAAAGAAGTAGAGGAGGTATCCTATTTGAATTACTTGGAAGTTACGATCACCTTGTCCACCAACCGCCTTCCACTCGAAGCTGGAGATAGCTGCCCCGGTGTCAATATCTTCTTCGTTGGGGTTGGCGAAGTAGCCCCCGTTGTTCTCGGTATCTAGTCCTAACCTACGTCTTACTCGCCCCCCAAAGTTTATATCCAAGTTCTGAAACTCAGAGGCTGCATTCTCTGGATAGGTCAGCGGGGAGGCTTCGGTGATTAAGCCTCTCGTGAAGTTATTAGTAGACTTTTGGCCCGATACTCTAGCCACATTTATGGTCCCAGTCGAATGGCAGTTACCGAAACAGCAGTAATATCTAAATTAGCAGTTGTTGTATTGTTTCTTATCGCTAGTCCAACGGTCTGAGCAGCTGTTAAGGCGTGGATAGTGTTAACACTAATCACGCCCACATCAGTAGTGGCTGTTATCAATCTAGGGATCTCTTCCCCGATTACCGCGCCATCAACCTGGAAGTCAACCTCGACGTTATCATTGGTTCCTGCAGCCAGAGCTACTGAAACTGTAGCAGTAAGTTCATAAGTCCCTGCATGAGTTGCAGTTAGAAATCCCGTACCAGCACTGAAAGTCATGCCGTTCAGCGGCTTAGCTGCTAAAGCTCCAGACCAACCTTCGTCTATATCAACGTAGGTTGTAGCCCCGGCTATGGCCGTAGTCTCAGAAGACCCGTGATGGCCAAACGCTCCATACACTGAACCAGCTACTGGAGTAGCATGTCCTGCGGGGTACCATTGAGTGCCCCCTGAACCATCGGCCTCTAGGATAACCCCAGCAGCAGCATTACCACCAGCACTGGAGTCTTCGGAGTCAAGCTTCTCCGCTTTAGGCAATTCCAATACAGAAATAGCATTAGTTGCCGAGGAGGGGGTAATGATCTTACCATTATCTCCCGTAGTGGCGTTAGTTATACTCTTAGGCTCGTGGGCTTCGGCGCTAAGGATGTCAGCATGTTCTACCATTAGGCGACCTTATCTGAAGTAAAATCTAGATCAGGAGTGGTGGTAATGGGATCTTCCACTTCCTCTGTGGAGTCTTCCCACCGCCCGTGCTTATCTAGGTATTGTTCAACTACGAATACTGCGGAGGGGAGATTAGTAAACTTGCCCCTGAACTCTCTAGGAAGCTCCCCACCTGACCCAAACTGGATATTAAGAAGAATCGTTGAGGCGTCCCTGACAATCTGTATTTCTTTACCGCCCGCGGTTACGTACCGTTGTACGACGGCCTGCCCTTTATTTCTTTCGTCCGTAGTCCGGGAATCGAATACCATCTCTTGTTCTCCATTTTTCGGTTTGCAGTCTCTTTCTCTGTCTCGTAGAGACCTGCTCTTGTTTTGGATTAACAATTTGAGCTATCTCTATGGCAGCCACTGACTTCACCTCAGCGAGAAACTGGGGGAAGTTCTTACTCGGAAGATCCGGGACGTGGCTATCGGTGAGAGAGAAGGTTGGTTCTTTATACGCTAAGACTTGAGACTTAGTTCCGGCAAGAGTAGTATCTACGTCGGAATCAAAAGCATCAAATATTAACGTCTCGTCGTCAAACGAGGTTACATTTACAGGTGCCCGATCATTATAGATATACAATCTTACCGGGCTGGTTATTTCTTGGATGTTGGCATCAGAAACATTAAGTCCCCTAGGAAGAACGATGGAGAGAAACTCCTCCGGCTCTTTCCAAAGAACTCGTTGATAATTAGGATCAGCGGTGGACGTAGTCCGGGCGTCGTAATAGATTGTGTCGTTGTCTATCTTTTGGATAGTATCCGCAATCGTCATACTAGTTGGAAGAGCGGTATCTCCCAATCCCGTAAGATTGATCATTGTTCTTAGGTGCGGCCAGTTGCTCTCAGAGAGGATCTCGAAGTAGACCTCCCTTACAATCTTAGCTACATCTGTTGCTTCCTGGGTATCGTCAATCGAGTTAACGTTATCAGAACCAAGAGAAGACAAGGTTTCTTGAACAAGATCAAGGACGCTTTTCTTTGCCACGTTTCCTTATCCTAAAGGCTCATAGGGGCCCGAAGACCCCTATGAGGTACAGCTTTACACTTGGTGTGCAATATACTCGATTACCATTTGGGCAGTGCCAGCGGTAAACGTACCGTCGGTGGCATCACTAATAGGTCGAACATACATATCAACGTTACTATGAGTGGCATTAAAGTCCACATCAAAAGTACTGGAAGTGAGTGCAACACCAACACCGCTCGCTAGAACAATGTTGCCAGCCGTATCAAAGCCGGTGGCTGCATCAACGTCAATACCATTAAAGATGGCGTCTACGTCAAGGGCAGTCCCAGCCTTATTCTCCAGACCAACGTCAATAAGACCTGTTCCCTCCCACGCCGTCTTGGCGACGATGTAAGCACGAGTAATTATTGAGTTAGCCGGGATAAACGGAATTGCATCACTAAAGCTATCGACCGTTGACCCACCAGAAGCGTCTGCATCATAGAAGCCTGTTCCACTTGTCACGGTGAGATCGCCAAAGGCGAAATCAACAATCAAGGTTTGAAAAGGACCATCATTAGCAGAAACCCGCATCCGGGGACCAACAGCGTCTTCAACGCCGTATCGTTGAACTAGGCCATCAAGGTTAGTTTGTTGTACTAAAGCAGACATATTTTTATCTCCTTACAGTGCAGCAGAGGCCGTGAGAATGATAATCATATTCTCAGGACGATACAGTTTAGTGCCCCACCTAGCAGTGGTAACATACTCTTCTCTTTGGAAGTCCTTATTGTACTCAGCGTCCACTTCAGGAAGCTGGCGCATAAGGCCCTTAATAGGCAGAACCGAGGGCTCAGCCGAGAAAAGCAAGTTTTCAATGCCGGAGGTAACGGTAGTGTCAGCGGTGTGATGAACACTGTTTGCAACAGTCTCATTGCCGGTGTTGTTCAGATAATTACTTTCGTAAACATCGAACCCGTACACGTTACGAATGAAACGCATATTGGACGTTAAACCCGTCTCAATTATGCCTTCCCATTGGGGGTTGTTGCTAATATTGGTAATGTTGGCTGTGGTCTCCAACGTATACGCAACATTAGGATCAACAATCGCTACTAGCTGGGTCAAGGGCACGTTAGCCTTCTTGAGGGACAGCTTCGCATATGCAAAGTCTTCTACGGCCATAACGTTACTCGTACCCGTTGCCGGATATCTGTGGTCATAGTTGTTGACTACGTTAGCGTCAGCAGTTGTTTGAGAGGTCCCTGATTGATCTGCATCAGGACCCGGCGTCTTCAAGATGTCTGTTTCCAGCTTCTCAAGAATAGCTCGACTTTCCTTAGGAACGAACGAGGCTTGTACTTGTTGGCCGTAAAAAGAGTCTTGCAACGCCTTTTTGGTGATATAATGTGCTGAACCGACGTATTGGTCAATAACAAATTGCCATTCGCCAGTGTCCAGAGGATCATATCTAACAGCTTGGTTCTCAGTAATGTCTTGAGTAATCGCGTCACCAACTGAAGGGATAGTCAAGGTTTCCCCATCGGGAAATTCGGTTATCCAATCCACCCACCGTTGAGCATCTAACTGATCTCGGAGGATTTCTTTAAGTTGGGCACTCCACAACTCTTGACGGATTAACAGAGTACTGTTAGCAGTTGTTTGACTAGCCATTTGGCTTATCTCCTAAACAGTGTTAAGTTAGAAGAAGTCTTTGTTCTCTGCGTTAGCCTGGGCAAGGTCCTTCGCCATTTGGACTTGGACCCTGGGTTTCCAGTACTCACGAGAGTTGTTTTTACGTAGGTCTTCGTAATAAGTGAAGTTACGCGTAGACTTCTTATCCGTTGTGAACTGCTCGCCGTCCGTATTTACGGAACTCGTGGTCTGGGTTGAACCAGAGCCACTTCCTACTGGGAACATTGAAAGAAAAACCTTAGGGTTCTGCTTAGCGATATTCTGGAGATCAGCTATTGATAAGCCCACCTCCTTCGCCTTCGCTTGGAGAACTGTTGCTACGGATTGATCAGATCCGAATCTAGTTCTCATTTCCCGAGAGACGGTTGTCTCGTTGGCTACTTCTAATTGTTCCTTAGTAAAGTCCCCAATACGGGCGTCTACAGTTGTATTTACGAGTTCGGCAAGTTCGTCTGTACTTGGACCAGGGGTTGTGGTCTCGGTAGTCTCCGACGATTCCCCCGCTGGTGACGGGGTCGTTTGTGGAGTCTGCAACTTAGTTACGAGTTCTTCAACGGTCAATCTCTTATCGAGATCAGACTTAAGGTCTCCGTAGCTCTTCTCCACAGTGATAATGTGGGCTTGGCTATGTGAGAACGCTTTGACGAACTCTTCCTCGGTAGCGTACTTCTTACCTTCTCCCACCCAATCAGCTAGCGTTAGGTTCTGCAGTGCTGCTTGAGCTTCAGGTGTATTCTCTGGCTCTTGGGTTGTAGCGTCGAATACGGATGCTTCTTCGGCCATGATTATGGTCTCCTAGACTTTGTTAGTCTCTTCATTTGATGGTAATAGGTTTATTACCTGTTGAATCCCCTTGGCTACTCCATCTAAGTAAGCGCGATGCTCACTCCAGTTAGGGGAGTCAAAGTTACTCTCTTTGAGGCCCTTGTTGACGGCCTCGGTTAATTCAGTTTGGGCTAAGGCCCGTATATCATCTATAACGTGAATACAGGCTAGGATTTCCGCTTTGCGGGCTTCCTTCGTATACTTGTGATCCTTATATAATCTAGTATCAATTCCCATCATGTTCTTTTGCTAAATTCTGTTTGTAAGTTTAGCTGGCGTATGCTTCTACAGATCCCGTCTTGGATGGGTTTACCCATTTAACTTCTTGCCAAAGACAGTTTAGCTTCTTGTCGAACAAGTCTTCAATGTCGTTAAACTTACGTCGGGCAGCTAATGGGTCAGCGATGACCTGCTCTCTGGTAACACCTGCATGGGCCCTCTCGCTCGTCGTTGATCTTTTGCCATTACTTACTCCTCCTGCCGCCACGACTCTTCCCAGCCCTATTCCCCCTCTTGCCCCCATCTGACCTGTTAGACTTCCTGGAGACACTTCTAGTATTCTTCTTCGAGTTGTTCCGGGGATTATGGTCCTTATGGTGGATATCCTTCCCGTCCCCCTTCTTAGCGCGGCCTTCTTTGATGGCCTTGCGTCTAGCTTTGTTTCGAGCAGCACGGTCCTTCTTAGCCTTGGTAGAAGACTGGGAAACTCGATACTCTCGCTTATAGTCCCGGGGCTTCGCCATTACCTTTTCTTAGTAGATCTTTTTTTCTTGGGCTTGATCTTAATCGCTCGATCTATCCCCTTAGACAGTGCTGATGTGGCCCTTACCCGTTTCGTAAAGCGCTTAGTTTCTTTCGTAATCCCGGGGACAAATTCCTCTGCCGCCACACGGCTAGCCTTTCTTGAAGAAGTAGACGCTCTTGCAGCAAAACCAATCTCAAAGTTTGTTGGTAGGATCTGCTTTTTCTTCTTCGGCCTTAAAGCTCGATTAATCACAGCCTCTATTCTAGACTTATGTGTACCGCTCGTGCCTCGACCTGAAATATTGCTGGCCTTAGCCCTTGCTTTCTTCTTACCTGCCATTATTTGCGGCTCCCCTTCTGAGCCCTTCTCGCCCTTCTTTTAGCTGAAGCAGTACGAAGAGCAGACAGAGTAGATCTTTTTTT